CATGTATCAAAGTCATCGGCCTTGTCTTCCAGTCCCTTTGCCTTGACAACATCAGCTAACCGATTGCGGAAGCTCCACTCTTGGATCTCGAAATTGATAAACAACACCCGCGACATCTTGCACTGTTGCCCCCACCAAGGCACGCCAGCATGTAACGAAAGGGCTAAGTCAATTAAGCTCCAACTCTTAAACGCCTTACTGCCTCCACCCAGCAACATCTTCCCGCCTCTGTGCAGCATCCCCTCAATTAGTGTCTCTGGTGCTGGCAGGTCTTCCTTAATAAGTTGTGCATAAGATTTAATCGGTGGCCACTCATCGGTCTTGGGTTTGATACCAAGTGCTACGGCTGGTTCTATCATTTTCCTCCTTTGCAAAACCAAAGCAGGCTTTGCATCTTGTCGTTTCTTTTTGCCCCAGGAATCCTAACGGGTTGACTGGGTTTGAATGTTGCAGGATCGCATCCTAACGGAATAAGAAAAGCCTTTAACTGATCCACCCATTCATTCTTTGGTGGCATCTCAAACCAACCATGCAAGCTCTTTCCGCCAGTATCCACAACAGCGTGTAGTTTCATGCTGAATAAATCTCGCATCAGTTGGAACACCGCGCCCATCTCTGGCTTGGTTAACACATCGGACTCAACCACCAAGAACACCCTATGCTCAACGGTGTCATTGGATCTGCTAACCGTATCCAGCTTGTAGGTCGCGCCAGTGGTGTACTGCCCGATTGGCTCGTCCAACTTTTTCCAATCCCAAGCTGACCTAAAGTTCTGCGGATGCCTGCCACTGTCCTTGACATCACCGATCCAGATATTGTCAGCGACATTAAACATAGATAAGAACAAGTGATAGTCCTGCGCCGGATCGCCTAGCTTTACTGGACTCTCCTCATACATATCGGCTGGGTCCCAATTGTAGTGAGTCAGGTAGCGTTGCTTGTTTGACTCAGCAATCGTCTTAATCCTATCCAACACCTCGGCGTGCGGATCTTTCTTGATGATTAGCTTGGGCGTAGCAGTGCCACCCGACATAATGTTGGTCGGCTTGTAAAGAACATCGCCACCTATAGCTCGGCGCAGCTTGCGGTTAGCTTCATCTCGATACGGCGTGCAGGAAGTATGCCAGCAAAATATAGTCGGCGCGCCATCTACGAACACAGTTGTGTCACGGATGCGGGTGTGGCTGGTGTGTGCAGCCTCCCCAGGACACTTGCACAGCCCGTGGTTCTCGGACTGCCAATCGACTTGACCTACGATCTCTTCAGCTTGTCGTTGCGCGGGGGTCATTTCCAGAACCTATGCGCCCTTGCTATTTCCAATGCTTTCATAATAACTTTAGAATCAAAATTGGGTACTTTATGACCATTATTTCTGGCGCAACATTTGATTCTCTCAGACCTTCCATCAAATTGAAATCCAAATCGTCCGCAATGTTCGCATTCGCAAAATAAATATCCACAATCACCACAAATATAAACCTTGTTTCCGCTTGCATCAGTTTGATCTTCTTCGCTTGGCCAAAGATAAGAATATTTACCGCCATCAACGCCGCATAATTGGGTTATATTGGCTATGTAATCATTTATTGAACCAAGAATTGTTATCGGTTTATAGCGAGCGAACAATACAACTTTTTTTTCATCATAATCAGATATTATTATATCTGTATTTGATGGCTTTATTTCAAGGTACAAATCTTGACAAAACCTATCAGACTTGGGTATAAAAAAATCTGGCAAGTATCTTATAGTTTCATCTTCAATCTTAATTTCATAACCCTCTGGCTCGTATTCAAATTCAATACCAAGACAACTCAGAAATATGCCCCACCTAGCCTCGTTTCTTGACCTGTACTTAACCCCATTGAATGCGGTTTCTATTGCTGTTATTGTATTCATTAAAATTCAAACTGGCTGCTGATTCAAGAGGCGAACACACACTGAGGAACTGCCCGCCGCAGGATCTCCCTGCGGACCACAACGCCAGTTAGTTATTTGCTTTCTTTAACTTCCTCCAACTTGACCACCTTCTTAGCCGCCTCAACAATATCCTCGGCTGTTATATTGCGCAGTGCATTACACCACATCTGAGTCTTCTTGGTGCGGTTAGTTGCGTCCTTACACTTAGCTTGAGGCAACCCCCCATGCGGTCGGCAAGGTGCGTGCGGGCAGGTATCGGGTTTGAATACTGGCACTGACTTAGGGTAAAAAGAAACGCGATCTTTTGGATCGTATGAACCCCACAGCGACACGCACGGCGTATCCAACCCTGCTGCCATGTGTGTGACCGACGAATCCGGCGCAACCACAAACTCTGCCCCTTGGATGACAGGGAACAGCGTGCGTATGTTTGCCGTGGCGTTAAATAAATCCACCACCCTCTTGCTGTCTACTCGGAAGTCTACTGACTTATCCATTCCAATTATGACTGCATGATGGTCGGGGAACGCTTCCAGCAGAGCCTCGACTGCCAGCTTACCCAGCGCGGGTGGATAGGTGCGGGTCGGACCAGAGCTGCTGACATGATAGGCAAAATACTTAGGCGGCAACGGCCAGAGATTTAACTTCTTTAACTCATCGGTATCAGGCTGGACTGTGTAGAGGTAAGGCTTCTTGTACTTTGCGTCGACTAACCGAATATCCCCAGCCCTGCCATTGACATCCGCCACAATCCCTTCCGCCCCCATCCACAGGTAGATCCTATCGTAGTGATTGCCAGCACCAGTGCCAAGCTCCGTGCCGCCCACCTTGCCGCTGAACAAATCATCCAGCACAACGTGCGCGTCGTAGGATGCCCACGCCTCAGCGGTTGGGGGTAATGGCAACAGCCTCGCTCCCAGCCCAGCGTAGAGAGGCATATTGCGGGCGGGACAGTAGACATCGACCGCACCCCCCGAAGTCTCGGTTAGGTAACGGATCACCCCAGTTGCCATGATGGCATCGCCGATTGCACCGGCGCGGTAGACCGCTGTTGTCCCGCCCTCGGCTCGGCCTGGGTAGTACGGCTTAATTAAGTGCGGTACGGGTATTGCGTCTGTGAAAGGCGGGTTGACTAACTCGTCGGGCAGGATGTAGCTACAGCGCGGCCACAGCTTATTGTCATCGACTACAGTGACTGCGTTGGTGTTATTGGTCCATAGTTTCATTTGGTGTTCTCCTCTATAATAAAGATCACGGCAAGGATTACTGCGAGTACTGCAATCACCGCAACAGCCACAATAAGTTTTCCTATTGCCAATCCTGCTCCGACAAGAATCCATTCTTTAATTACTTCCATTAGTGTGCCTTTCTATTGTTTCGTTCTACTGCGTCAATCCTTTTTCTGCTTCCAATATCTCCTTCGCTATCAGTGCCGCTGCATCGACCATCGTTATGATCTGGATTAAATCAATTGCATGGCCATGCGAAACGCGATCTCTTTCTATGGCCAACTTATCGCGTGCGATCAGAAGCATATCGCGCGACCATTTGAGCCTGTCTCTGGCTTCTATAGTCATACTTTTTCAAAAACTCCTGTGAGTAGATTTAACTTCCAGCCATTACCATGAAACTTGTCGTAGAGCATTTGGTTCATAATCCATGCTAGGGGTGATGTATTTGTTTCCAGCAACCGCCCAGGCTGGCAGGCGTTCTTGTCCAGCATCTCGGCCAGTGCCTTCACCTCCAGCCGCGCGTATTTGTAAATTGATTTCATGCGGTTTCTTCACCCACCACAGCGTCAAAGCCTTGCTCCTCGGCGTGGTAGGTGTTTGTTTGTACTCGAAGCCAATCTGGTTTAGCAATAGGTTTCTTGCCGGTGAAAGAAGTTTCTGTGAATAACACATTGTTGCCTGGCACGCAGGCCAACCGCCCATTGTGCAGGGCGATGAAATGGTGCGACTTAGTTTGGCTAGGTTCCAAGCTGTAGGCATCTCCATACGGCTCGGCGGTAAACATATAGCTTCCGCCCAACCACTCCTGCCTGCTGGCAATCCATACTGAGCAGTCTAACTCCCGCAGATAATCGTATTCGATGGTAGCAAAGTTGTAGCCAAAACAATCCCAGCGTTGTGCATCCCGCAACTCCCACTTGTGGGAATGTCCCACTCCATCGTGGCAGATTGCCGATAGCGGTAAGCCTCGGTAAAGCGCACCGCACTTTAACATCACTGTGCAACCCCAAGCTCGGTGCGGCACAGATTGCAGGCCAAACCAAACTGCATCTTCAAAGCCCTGAACTTGGCCTTGACTCATAATTGACTTATCCACCGACACATAAAGGTGGCGGGGCAGATTGTTAACGTGCGTCATTTCCAAGCTGGTCCAGTAAACCAAGCCACCAGAACCCAGCGTGTACCCCAGATAGGAGCGCGAGCGCGATGCTCGATGTAGGAGGGGAACCAAGTACCCGCACCTTGCTCACGGATAAACCTTCCGTTGACTAGATCAGCCTTAACTTGCAACCCACCGCCCAGGTACTCGCTAGGATCAGATAGGTTGACTACTGCGGTCAGCTTCCGTACTGGAGCCTCAGAGGTGAATGTATCGTAGTGCCACCAGAACTGCTGTAGCGGATTGTACTTTAGGATCTGCAACTGTTGCACGCCCGTAATGTCGAAGCGGTAATGCTCGGCGTTTACAGCCGTTGTCAACTCATTGACTATCGAATAAAGCCACTTGTAGTGCGGAGCCATCGGAACCCAGCATGACGAACAGCTACGCGCAAACGATCTCCTAGTCGTGCCATCCTTCTTCATCACAGTTGCACGCTTCATCCCGATCACCTCTGCATCTTGGCGCAACATCATGCACTGCGTGGGTGTCAACACATAGCGGTCTACTGCCGCCGTTAATACTTTTTGCTTAAACTCACTCACGGAATAATTGGATGATGTACTCGACCATCTTGATTGTGATGTAGGATGCCGTTGCCACGATGGAGACGAACAAAGACATAAACAGCGTTGTCCACGCGAAGAAGGTGAACAGGTCGCCCAAGAAGTTAACGATGTGCAAAGTCATACTTCCATCATCCTCAAAAGTCGTGGCGTGTCGATGTTAATTCCACCAGCCCTGCACCACCACGTTACCGTCCCATTCTTAAAGTCGCGTAGCAGTTTGCGGATCTCGATGGTGTTATTGTATTCGGGACATTCGTTTAAATCCCGCCCCGTGTAGCAAGGTATAACCTTCATCCCTTTCACCGCCCCCCTCCGGCGCAGCAACCGCAAGTCTTCAATGGCTCGCAGTGCCACCTCTCCCGCCAGTTGTCGCATTCTATCATCACGATCTCCTCTGGTTAGTTGCGTGCTTCTCATTTCTTCTTACGTTGAGCCTTATGCCAAAGAGCGTACTCGTTCCACAGTTCGCAAGCCTCTTGCGCCGCTTCCAAGGTGTCAAACAAATCCTGCAACGGCGGAAAGCCACTCGGCGGGCGCGATCCGTAAAGTCGCGGACCAATGACGTTACCCGCCATCGTGTGTAGCCGAAAGCGACCACACTCCTCCACGACCTTAATCTCCGTCACCGCCCCAGCTCTTTCAGCTTGGTATCATCTGCCGCAATCGTAGCTGCCAGCTTATCTAAATCCCCCGACTGTCCAGCGTAGTGAATGATGTATGCATCCTTGTGGCGGTCTAGGCCGTACTGGTCTTCCACACTGGTCATGCAGTTGTAGGCAGGATCTAAGCCCGACAGCGGGATGTCCCAGAGGTGCGCTTGGATGTTTGCCCAGGTCTGCATACCGAAGTGGTTAGGTACAGTACCCAGCGGGGGTAGGGATAGTAGGCCAACGTGCTTGCGCCGGATGGCAAACACGCCGAAGTTAAAGTAGTAGGTCGGCGTAATCGTTCCGCCATACTGCGCGGCCAGCTTCTTCATGCCCTCCTTGCGGTCTAGGAAATCACCCTCATCAAAGGCAATAAAGCCGTCATTACCCTCCTCCTTGGGGTTAGCAAAGTCATCGCAGTCTTTGGCGACAAGACAATCGCAGTCGATGTAGATGCACTGCTCATACCCTCGCCCCACCAGTATGTTTGCAAGGAGCGACTTGTTATAGTCCTTAGGGTCCATGACCGATCTGTTTATCAGAATAAAGTCGATCTGGTTACGCTTGGCAAAATCCTCGATGCGGGGCTGGGTGAGCGCGAGAACCTTATCCCACTCCGTCCCGAATGCCATCGTGACTACAGCGCGTTTCATTTTTTGACCAAGCCCTCCAACGCCTTCGTGATGACGTACTGAATTACTGCCTCTTGATCTTTCTTTAACCGTTTTAGCCCAAAGGCGTGCAGAGCCTTGGCCGTCTTATCGTCATAGGTTACGTCGACCAGAACCTGCTTGGGCGCAGGCCGTGCTTTGCCAAAAGTAATTTTGCCTAGATCCTTCATTTGCGTTTTCTCCTTTTTGGTTTTACTTCTTTCCAAACATCAAACTTGTCGTCCAGTTCAACCGACCAAAGCATCAGCGTCTTGTATAGGCCGTAGCCAATCCCTAATCGCAAGATGGTGCGGCTGATGACATCCCCCAGCCAATACAGAACCCATGACAGAGCCAGCTTCATTCCCTAGGATACCTATTGTTCCCCTCGTAATCGCAGAACTTCTGGAACGATTTATCTGTTTCAGATTCATCGCTGTCGCTTGATTTATCTCCATAGTTTGAGTAAAGCCAAGGACGAGGCTTGCTAAAAAACTCATCCCAATCTTTGTCTATTTCTTCTTGGTTCATAGTCTTGTCACCTCCTTCTTAATCTGTGCGAGCGTAAACAAGCACCGAACCAACGCACGCTCTAAATGGTCAGCCGCCGTCTCGCCGTTGTTGTCAGGACAAGGCGAGGACTTGTGCAGTTGCATCTGCGCTGTGGCTAAGTGCCGGACGGCTCTGGCGATATGGTAGTCGTGGGTAGGCCTATCCTTCTCAAGCCAATCGCCGTAGGCAGACTTCTCTGATCCTCTGCCCATAACGCGCCACACTATGTCGGCGGCAGCATCACCCATCTCGGCTATAGTCGGCGCAGTCATTTGGCAAGACTCCGATAAACTTGGTCCAGCAATTCTTCTAGCCATAAGACATCTGCTGGGTCAATTGCATACTTATTGATTTGTTTATTCATATTATTTAAAAATAACAATCATTGAGCCTTTGACATTTGGACTTCTTTTTGTTTGATTCTCTGGATTTATGAACTTTATTCTTCCCTTAATAAATCTAACTTCTGCCTTGTTGTATATGTACTCGTGGAAAGCTTTTGTATCGGTTATTGCGTTTATCAAAAGAACAACTGTCTTGCCCTTTTGAGATTCTTCCCAGCATTTCTTAATCCATTTTGCAGTTTGTGAGTATGGGGGATTGCAAAAAACCCTAGCTCCCCAATCTGATGAAAGGCCATCCAAGTCTCCTTCTTGCCAATCAATAGGACAAGGATCGTGGTTAAAATTAAATTCATTATTTAATGGGTCATAAATCTCTGGAGGAGTAATCCATTTGTCAGTTTTGGATTTTGCGTAATAACCACTCACAGCTTCATCCCAGGAGGCGTGTAGCCCTTAACCCAAGCCCACACTTTCTGCATAGCGCAAAAGGCAATACCAGCTTGGTAGAGTTCGTCTTTATCCCAAACCTTAGTCATGATCTTGCTGGAATCATTTGATGCCAGCACGATTGACACGCCTGCTGCTTTGGGGTTTTCGGAGGCTGAAAGGTAAGCAAAAATTTGGGCGCAGTCCGTGTCATAGAATGGCTCATATTTTGGATTAACCTTCCGATTCTTTAAGTCAACGATAGCGTCACCCACATCGCGC